TAAAATGTTTCTTCATTTATCTTATAGTTGATATCATGAATTAATCTTCCTTTTTCCGCTTCTAGCTTCTCGCCATCTATTCTTTTAGCCGCTGCTTTTGATTCTTGTATTATTGCAGCTGCAATCGCACTATCATCAGCAGTAGAAGTTGTAAGAGCTTTAAATAATCTGAACTCCTTGAATAGTTCAGTACTATGATCGAATCGTTTCTCTATAATATCGAGAGCAATTTGAGCATCAGCTTTTTTGTTTTCTACTAGTTTTGAAGATACGTGCTTAAGTAAAAGTTCGTATACAATACCGACATTTCTTTTTTTGTTGTGTTTTGCCATTTTGGTTTCCATTTAAATTAATTATTCTTTATTATCTTTATTATCTTTTAAACCATCAAATGATTTAAGTGTTGATTTAAGCTCAGCTGTCATTTTTGCATTTTCACTAAGTTTATCATCAATATAGTCATTGAAACTAAAGTCTTCTTTTTCTTCCATTATCATAGGTTTGGGTGGTTTCATTGCATTAACTGCTGTTTTCAATGTTCTTCCTGGCTTTGAACCGTAAGGGTGTGCCATAGAATCTTGATCTTGCTTGCCGTACCTGTGCTTTCTAACGTTAGGTCCATACCTGTTTACATTAGTTGCCCTTGGTCTGTGGTCTATATTGTTATTGGCAGTAACAGGCAGTTTATGACCATGTTTGTTTACTCTATATTTCTTTTCTTTCTTCGGGCCAGAAGTATCAGTTTTTATAAGTTCACTTGGAGCTATTCTATTGACTTTGTTTTGAGCCCTCAGTGGAGCATCTTCATCAGTTATAGAAGGCATAGAAGCGTCTTCATCAGTTATAATATCTCCATCAAGTGGCTGAGTTTCCATCATGGGTTCTTCTGGAGGTGCTCCGCCCATTTCAACTCCTGCATCTGAATCATTAGAAGATACTACACTTTCGACATCTAGATCACTTAGTTTGTCGTTTATTCTTCCTTCCTCGATCCATTTAATTTCTTCATCTGTCATCTTGAATATATTTTTTCTTATCCATTCACGATCTACAAGACCCTCTGGGACTTGTCCTGCAATTTCAAATCTTGTTCTAAACAGCTCTAGTTTTTGTTGTTGAGCAATTGTTGATGGGTTTGAAAGATTCAAATTAAAATCTATAAGATCCTCTCCATCGAATCCGTTTGCATAAAGATGAATAACTGCTAGTTTATTTAGCTCTGATATTACTGTTCTTTGAATTCTTGCAATCGACCTTGAGAATCTTACATCTTCCTGCGATAGTGTTGCTTTTGCGCCGAGACCGTCATCATATCCAAGGTAAGCCTTGGGGATCTTAAGAGCAGCGAATAGCTTCTTTTGTATATACTCAACATCTTCTATGGCAGTAGTATTGGCGCCACCTGCGAGCGTGTCGATGCTCGTACCAGAGTCAGACCCACGTACGGGAAGATAATAATCTTCATCTACGCTCATAGGATTATACCTAAGATCAACTCGTCCAGTAGTAGAATCAACTACTTGATTTCTTTTTAAAGAAGTCTGGACTTGTTCCATATAATTTGATATGTCTTCAGGTGGGACGTTTCCTACATCGATCTTGAAAACTCTTCGCTCTGGTGACCTAACAACTCGATAGACCAACATAGCATCTTCAATAAGAATCAGCTGTCTCCAAATACGTCGAGCGGGCTCTAATACAGATGAACCATATGGCAAAAAAGCATCGTTACCAAGAAGTCTAAAATGTGATATCTGCCAGTTCTCTAATACTTGATTTCCCTGTGTTACCCACCTGAATCTTACTGCCATTGGGTCTTCTGGGTCATATCCCTCTTCACGTTCTATTTCATTAACAGGAATTGGAAAGGCATTTACTACACCTTGATCAGGTGATACATCATTAAATAAGAAAAAATCTCCATATTTTACAAGATTTCTAACCCATGCTGTAAGATTGAACTCAATATTAAGAGTATCAATAAACAGCTCCTCTAATAATTCTTGTACTTTTGGGTTCTCTGAGTGTATATGAAGAACTGTGCCAGATTCATCTGATGCTACTGTCTCTTCTGAATATATGTCAAGTGCTGATGAGAGCTCAGGAGTATATTCCATCTCACTGAAATCTGCAGTTCTTGCCATTCTATCATACGAACCATAAGCAGACATTGCAGTATTGTAGACGCCACTATTTGACTTTCTAAACATCTCATACGCTGATGAGTTGTTGGCTTTTGTCGCTGTGTTCTTTATTCGTCTTTTTACTACAGGACCGCTTCTAAATAATCTAGTTAGATCGCCGAAAAGACTTGTATTTTTTTTATCTGCCATTATTAACCTACAAAAGTATTATGCTAAAGCACTTTTATTTTCTACAGTATGTATTAAATATAGTGTATTCTATTATTTATCGTACAAAATGTTTATTATTTCTTGAACATCCAATCAAACATTGGATCTAATCTTCCCTGTTTGGTTGAAAAAGTTGATCCATCAGTATAAATTCCATTCTGTCTTATAGGAATTATCTTCGTGTTACTCATTTTTGTTTCAATATTATTGGAGTCATGTTTTGTTGATGTTTTCTTCATACAGGCAAGCATAGCATCATTTATAGCTGATGCTTTAGCGCCACCATCTGAAGATCCATCATATAACCATATTCCTATTGCCAAGCTCATTATAAGATCGTCGTTGTATCCCTTTAATGCTTGAGCTTTATTTCCCTTCCATGCGAAAGTTTTCATCTCAGCATAAAAACGTGAAGAATATATTATAATATTTTTATTTCTTATTGTCTCTTCTAATTTTGTTAGAATCTGTGGACGTGTTTTTCCTGAGGTTGTGAATCCAGCAACAGAAGAATCTTGTTCGGGCGTATAATCACCTATGAATACTCCTTTTCTGTTTCTGTAGTACATGTTGGGATATTTCATGTCTTGCAGTTTTAAAATTGTTGCGTATCCGTAACTGTTATTTTCTGGGCACATTAGAGCTTTGTTATACTTTATTCCGTATTCGAATAATAGCTCACCATATCTATCTGGAGGTATTTTTCCCTGGTATTCAGCTACAACCTCACCAGTATCTACGTCTATTACATGAAAAGTAGAAAAGTCTTTTGAGTCACCTCTTGAAACATCTGCAGATAGTATGTACTTGTGCTCACGTAGTGGTTGCTTCCAGATCCATACATTTAATTGTGGACCTTCACGTTCAATTGGCTTTTTAATGCTTGTATTGACCCATTCAATATCGTCGTCAGCCAAGAAAACAGCTCCAGACGATGCAAAGTCACAGAGGTACTCTTGTGCAGTTTGACGTTTTGACAAGTTGTTTGTTGTCATTTTAAACCATTCATCATCATGCTCTGGGTGAACACTCCATGGAAGGTTTATTGGTTTGAAGTCATTTTCACCAGAATTTGCGTCTGTGTATAGCTTGTGAAATTGCCCGCCGACGCCATTGGGTGTAGATAAAATTACAGCTCTACCACCGGTTGTCAATGTAGGATACAGACCTGTCCATAACGTATCAAAGTTATGAATGAAAGCTGCCTCATCAATAATAAGAAGTGAAAGTGCTTCTGAACGTCCTGCATCGTCAGATGTTGGGACGGCTTTAATAGAAGAACCATTTGAGAATTCAATAGTCTGTTTATTGTCAGATACTATTTCAGGTAGGACCAACCATTTAGGTAGTCCTTTGATCATCATTTTCGTCTTTTTGGTGAAGTTCTGAGCAACGGCAAGCTTTGTTGCAATAACCAATATGTTTTTATCTTTTTGAAACAATGCAAGCCAAACTGAATATGCTGCCGTTAATGTTGATAGTCCTAGCTGTCTTGACTTATTTACTATTACAAATCTATTGTCTATAAACTCTTGAGTGCAATCATTTTGAAATGGAAAAGTCTTGAAAGGTATTCTTCCTTTTACAGGGTGTTGAATATTGACGTATTTATTGAAAAAATATACTGGATCTTTTCCACATTTTATTATTTCTTTTATTTGTCGTGCTTTTTGATTAGTAGCCATCTGGGCTCTTAGTTAGTTATTGCAAACGTTGTAATTCTTTTACAATATACAGTTCGAGCTGGGCTTACGTGTGCCTGAATTCCTATTACTTCAAAATCAGTCATTGATGACTGTTCTTTTACTTTTAAAGCTGAACCTGCGGCTTCTTTAAAATCTTTCTTTGTATTTTTCATGAAGTCATTTGTTAACTGTGCAGATTCTTTATCAAAATCTTTTGTTTGTTCCCATTGATCATGCTCAGATGCAAACTTTCTGATTGTTGCATAAGTTACAGTGAGCATTTCACCTTGAAGCTTTGTTTTGAATGATGCAGTTGCTGATTCTGTTGTTGAGCTGCGCCCAAATGTAGTATCTAATACTTGCCCAAGGGCTCTTACTTGTTCTTGTGATAACATTGTT